CAGTCACTGCACCACTAACTGCGGGCCGCTCCGGTTCGATAGGTGTTGGTTCATTCATGGCTTTGAGTGTTGAGATTGCGCGTCCCCAGCCCGCAGCGGGTGAGTTCCAGCGTTCAGGGCACTCACGTTAGTCTTTCGGACTTCGTGAGCGCCCGTCACAGGTGGCGTTACATTTTCAGTCCGTCAGCCGTCGGCTCGATCACGAGCGATGTCGGGTCTTTGCTGTGCGGGTATGGATTCGGCGTGTTCTGCGCCTTGAGGTCCATGCCGAGCCACATGATTGCTTCCTCGATCTTGGTCACGGCGAGGCTGCGTTCACGCGATGAGCGCACGGGATGGTCTGGCGCACGTTCTCCGGTGTAGCCTTTGTCACTGCCTTGTTTGAGGCGTTGGAGGCATTCATCGAGGTCTTTGCGCCATTGCTTCGTCTGGAAGACAAAGGCTTCTTGCTGGTCTGGGTTTGGTGTCGTGGTTTCCATGTTATCGTTGTCGTTTGGTTTCTACTTCGGCAGTCTGGGGTGCCGTGCCCTGAACCATGCGCTGGTGGCAACGGCTCGAAATTTATCTGTCACGGTTGCGGGGCCTCAGTGCTCGCCGTCGCCACAGCTTCGGCGTTATGCCTTGGCCCCGCCAACCTGCCGTAAATCCACACGGCGAACAGAGCGACAACTTGGAACCATGTCCGTTCCCCGGCGTCGGCCCAATGTTGCCCGGCGCATAGTTGGTATCCGAAGTTCCCCAGCATCAAGCCCAGCGCCAACCCGGCCAAGGCATAACCAGTCACTGCACCACTAACTGCGGGCCGCTCCGGTTCGATAGGTGTTGGTTCATTCATGGCTTTGAGTGTTGAGATTGCGCGTCCCCAGCCCGCAGCGGGTGAGTTCCAGCGTTCTGCTCACCGACTAGCGCGACGCACTTCGAGTGCAGCAAGGTGCCTCCAAAGCCCGCTGCCATGATTGGCACGTTTTTCACCACTGAGCGCAAGACAGATTCGCATTCGTGCAAGCGGCGAGTCATTGCGTCCGGTGGCACATAAAAGTTGTGGCTGCATCCGCCGCAGCACACATCAGCAGCGTGACCGTCGTAAAGCCAGAGTTTGCCGCAGTTTGGACATTCAACGAACTGCTTGACCACGAAAGCGGAACCAGCGGATGCAGGCAACCCAGTGGGTCGGTTTGTCGGAGTTTGAGAGTCGGTTTCTTCGGTCATGTATTTGAGGCTGGTGAGTGTCTTTCGTGGTTATGCCCCAGGGTTGCCTGATCCTGGTCGTTCACTTTTCGCCGAGGATGAGGTTGACGGTCTTGATGAACCATTTGGCGAGGGAGTTGTCGGCCTGGATGGCGGATTGGAGGCGGTGCCAGGCTTCTAAAACTGCGGCGGGGCTGGTGTCGATGTGGCCGGTGGTGTGGGCGGTGACGGCTTCGCGGAGGGTGCCGGGATCGGACTCGGCGATGGCGGCGATGGTGATCTCGAGGCGCGGGAGGTAGTCGGGCGGGCAGTCGTCGCGCAAATAGGCGATGAGCCAGCGGCGGGCGGTTTCGTCATCGACGGCGCGGAGGAGCTGGCCAAAGCGCTCGGGGCGCGGATGCTGGTCGCGGCGGATGCTGTCGATGGTGCCGCGTTTGAGGCCGGCGGTGTTTTCGAGGCTGAGGATGGTGCGCGTGGGGTTGCGCTGAAGGTAGTCTTCGAGTTGGACGGATAGATGGCTCATGCGTCCAGCTTGGTGCATTAAATCGTTGTTTTCAACAATTTTTTGATGCGGGAGGGTGTGCGGGCTTTTGAGTTTGGGCGCGGGGCTTTTTAGCTCCGGTGTGTGTGTGTGGAGGGGTTTGAGGCCGTGGATCCTCGGTGCTTTGGCTGGGGGCTGCGGCGGGGCTGGGAACGGCTAAAATGGCGGCCTGGAGGGCGTCGGCGAGGCTGAGGCGGTGGGCCTGGGCGTAGGCGAGGAGGTGGGCGTGGGCGGTGGCGCTGACGCGCGGGAGCGTGGTGCGGCGGGGCTGCTGGAGGGCGGGACGGCCGCGGCTGCGCTTGCGGGCGGTGGTTTTGGTGTTAGGCTGGGGGATCATGGCGTTGGTGAATGCTGGCGCTGTTTGTGATGAGCCCCCGGCGATTTGCGGTCGCCGGGGGCTTTGTGCGTTTGGGTGACGTTGTTGACCTGGTTGACGGGTTAGGCGGCTTCGGTTTCGGTTTCGGTGGCCAACAGGCTGATGGTGTCGCCTTCGTGGAGCTGGCACTCGCCTTCCAAGATGACCCAGCCGCCGCGCAGGTTGCCGCCTGTTGAGCGGCCGATGCCTGTGCAGCGTTGGCCGAGTTGGCCGAGGTCGAAATCTTCGACAGTGTGGTCGTCTGGGCCGGACCATTCCAGGTGGGCGGTTTTGATGCCGTGGTTGTCTTCAATGCGGGTGATGGTGGCGGTGGTCATGGCGGTGTTTGTGAGGTGGTGGTTGCGTTTGCGGTGCAGTGCTCGGGATGAGCATGTGGGAGCTTAATGCGTGATTTGTTGCGTGCAATAATTATTTGTTGAAATGTTTAACGGTGACGGACGGTGACGTTGTTGACCTGGTTGACGTTGTTGACGGGTTAAAGATCCCAATGAATGCCGCGCGTGCCGTAGTAGGAGGTCGCAGCGGCTTCGCCTTCTTTGTGGGCTGTGGCGTTTCCGCACGGGGTGCAGACGCCATAACCGGTGTCTCTGTTCCACCATTGGCGGCCTTTGGTGCGCTGACCGCAGCAACAACAACTGAGGTTGCGCGCTGGGCGAACGGGGGCCGCGCTTTGACGGCGGAAGATGGTCGCGAGATCGGGCAGGAGGTAATCGCCGCTAGGCTGTAAGCGCGGGCGGTGGGCAAGGCCGCGACTGCGGGCGGCGCGCAGAAGATAAGCAACGCGGGCACGCGGCACATCGTGTGCGCGCTGCTCGCTGTAATAAACGAGGCTGAATGCGGCTTTGATGCGGACGGGCTGGGCAGGTGTTTGGGGAATGGACATGGGATGATGAGCGGTAAAAGTTTGCCCGCGTGTGGGATGCGCGGCCCCCGTGTGGGGTTTAGGCTTTGAGTTTCTTCATCTCTTCGGCCAAGGCCCAGAGGGCGCGGTTGACGGTGGTGTTTTGGTCGATGCCGCCGATCTCGCGTGTCTGGCGGCGTGCCACACGGCGGCCTTTGTCGTCGCGCTGGACGTAGCGGAGGCCGCCGCGAATGAGGCTTTCTTGCACGGTGTTCAGCGTGTTCCAAATGGTCGGCGCGGCGTCTTCATGGCGGCGAAGGGTAAGCACCTGGTCTGGAGTGACAGGAGCGGCTTTGTCTTCGTAGCGTGCGACGAGTGCGGCGGTGGCAAAGGCGCGTTGCTCGCCTGCGGTGAGCTGCATGCTGGCCATGCTGCGGACGCTTTCATTGACTTCGGGGAGCTTTTCCATGAGGGACACGCATCCGTCGATCACCTGGCCGGTGACATCGCCCTTGTGAGGGACGCGGATGTCTTCGATCATGTTTTGTGCGACGACGAGGCCGTTGCCGCAGACGAGGCGGAAGATGCCTGCCATGAGGCGATAAGAGCTGGTGCCGTCGTGCGAATTGAGCAGGACGATCTCGTTGTGATTGCCGCCGACTTCGAGTTTTTGGCTGTCGTGGCGGAGGCGAATCAGATGCTTGGTGAAGCCGCGCTTTTCTTCGTCGCGAGAGCCGCCTTGCATGACGGCGTAAGGGCGGAAGCCTTCGCGCATGAGGCTGGTGAGGACTTCGCTGGTGGGGATGTAGCTATAAACGGCGGAGCGGCTGCTGTGGGCCTGCTCGGCGAAGATGCTGGGGGCGATGCTGCGGAGCTGGTCGAGATCCAAAGGCTGGCGGGAGGTGTAATTGACCGCGCCGTTGCTGCGGGTGTGGGTGCGAGCGAAACGGGAGATGTGGGAGGAGTAGGAGCCGAGGATGTTCATGATGATGCTGTTTGTGATGTGGTTTGAAGTTCGCGTTTGCGGCGCGGTGCTCGGTGATGAGCACGTGGGGAGATTAATGCGGGAATTGTTGCGTGCAAGTATTAATTGCAGGAAAATGTTGTTTGCGTCTTTTTGGTTGACTATGGGGTAACCTGTGTAATTCTTCGGCGTATCCGTTTTCTCAACGCTATGCCGAACGACGACACTCCGCCCCCGACGCCGCCCGATTTGATCGTGCTGGAAGCCCTCAAGGAGACCTGCGAGCAGGTGCGCCGCCACAATAGCAATCCGGAGGTGGCGAAGGCTGCGCTCCAATGGGAGACGCGCTTTGCCGCGAGCATGAAGAAGCACGAAACGGGAGGCGCTGGCCGCGAGGTGGCGACGACGGCGTGATTTCGGATCTGCAACAACGCATTTCCGCCGCTCTGCGCAAGGGCAAGCGGCAGGTCGAGGCCACGGGCGCGGGAGCGCTGGGGAGTGCTTCCCGCGCCCCGGTGGCCCGGGCTTACGAGGTCCGGGAGTCGTGCGGTAATGTGCGGCGCTCTTTTTTGCTGTGGCATCCCCTTAAACAAGGAGGTCGGCCATGATCGCGGCGGCTTTTTTTGTGCTGACTCTCCTGGTGATCTGGCTGGGCGCAGCGGCGGTGGCGGCTCTGGCGCTGCCTGAGCGCGATTGGCGCGCGGAGGATTTCGAGCTTCGCGAATACGCGCAGTGGAAGCGGGAACGTGAGGGCCGCGGCGATGCCGACGGCAAGTGATCGGGCGCGCCTTTTCTTTTTTTTGACTCTTACCATGTCGAAGCGGGCTTTCTCCACTCCTACGGCTGCGGCGGTGCTCCAGAACGGGCGCTGGTCGGCCGCTGAGGTGGCGACGCTGCTCGATGTGCCGGTGTCGCTGGTGGAGCGCTGGGCGCAGACCGGCCTGGTGCCGGGGTGCTCAGTGGTGGCAGGCCGCTGGATGCTGCCAGGGCGCTCTCTTTTTCTTTTTTTGGGCCGACGCATTGAGCCACACTATTCTGTCGAGACAGTGGCGACGCTGTTGGATCGGCCGGTGAAGACGGTGCGCGGATGGTTGCGGCTGGGTCGGCTGTCGAGCGTGAAGCTCGGGCTGGCGCGGTCATCGGCTTGCCTGGTGCCGGAAAGCGCGGTGATCAGACTGCTGCGCGGGGAAGGAGGTGCGGCATGACTGCGTCACAAAATGTGGTGCAATCCGGCGCGCTCAATGTGTGTGTGGCTGAGGCTGCGCTGGCCGGTCCGGATGCCGGGATGGATTGTGTGGCGGGGGAAGTTTCGGCAATGGGCGCGGCGGTCGCGACGGTGGCCGCTGGGCCGGATCGGGTGCCTGGCGCGGCTGCTGTGACGGCGTCAGCGGATGCGGAATCCGCTGTGCGTTTCGGTTTTACCTGCGTAAATGCGGCCTTGACTGCGCCATGTCACACTTCTTGCCACACTTCGACCGGGCAGAAGGCCGACCTGGGCGGCGCGGTCTCGGTGGTTTTGAACGAGGGGGGGCGGGGGTCGGTCGCGACGACGGCCGGCGTCCCTATAATCGGATTCGAGGTCACAGAAAATTTTGTCAATGTCCATGCCGCCGCGTTCACCGATGCAGGCCAGTTGCTGGCGCGCGAGATCCGCACCGGAGCCATCGTGCTGGTGCAGGTAGCGGCTGGGCTGGATTGCTCGACGCTTGCGCTTCCGGCTGTTTTGGCCTGCCGCAAAAAAAAGGGCGGCGCGCTGGTGTTTGAAGGACCGGTGCCGGAGTGGAAATGCCCGCAGTGCTGGCTTGCCCAGCCGCGCGATTGCATGGAGCAGCCTTGTGGCTGGCAGGACAAACCCAAAAAAAAGGGGGGCGCGGCATGAGCACGGCCACCGTCAGCCTTTGGGACACCGCACCGGCCACCGCGGCCGTGCGTGAGCGTCCCGTGCACGAGCTGCTGCACCAGCGCTCCAAGCTGGACGAATGGAGCGAGCAGATCCGCGTCATCCGCGATTTGCTGCCCGATCCCGATGTGAGCCCAACCGAGCGCTTGGCGCTCAGCATGGAGCTCGCCGTCGCCAAATGCGGCGCGCTGGCTTGTGCCAACGCCATAACCGCCTGCGAGGAGCGCATGCGCCAGCAGCACGCCCGCATGCAGCGCACCCATGGTCATTTGCTTTGAATTTTCCCCATGAACGACAACGACTCCCCAACTGACTCCTCACCGCCTGAGTTCACCATTCAGGTGCTCCGGCACAAACCGAATGCGCAGACCCGCGTGCTTGAGCCTTGGCCCATGGCCACGATCAACATCACGCAGGCAGGCACCGTCTGCTTCTCTGGCGATGCCAGCAAAAGCTACGGCCCCATGCAGCAAGCCTTTGAGGCCACCGTCACCGCCTTTGCCCAGGCCGCGGCCAAGATCATCGAGCGGCAAATCATTGTCAAAGCCGACAAAACTCTATGAGCTATGAAACTCACCGCCTGGGTGCGCGAATCCGCCGCCAATCTCCGCGTCAAGCCGACCACGCTCTGGCGCACCCTGTATCGGCAACGGCTCCCGTGGCCGGCCATGATCAAAAAAAACCGGCGCGTGTTCGACGTGCTGGATCCGCCGCTGTTCCCGTCGTGCGTGCCATCTGGCGTGATGCCACGGGCACGCGCGTCCGCCTCACCTACGTCACCCGCGGCACCGTCGATTACCAAAACCTCGACACCGGCGGCCATGGCGTCATGAGCCGCGCTTGGCTCGAGAAACACTTCACTCCCCTGCCCTGATGCACAAGTATTGGAGACACATCGGCGATTACGCCAAGGACACTCGGCACCTCTCCATCCTGGAGCACGGCGCTTTCACCCTCATGCTCGACTGGTGCTATGCCTCCGAAAAGCCGCTGCCCGAGGATGAAAAGGTGCTTTTCCGGCTTTGTGGAGCCTTCGACAAGGCCGAACAGAAGGCCGTGTTGGCTGTTCGCGATGAATTTTTCACCCGCGAGCAGTCCGGCTGGACACAGAAACGCGTGCTGGAAGAGATCGCTGATTTCCGCGACAAGCAGGCCAAAGCCAAGAAGGCAGCAGACGAAAGTTGGAAGAGCAGGCGCAATGCGGACGCAATGCAGACGCATAGCGAACGCATCCAAAATGCAGAGTCGAATGCAATGCCTCGCGCGCACGTTCCAACAACCAACAACCAACAACCAGCAACCAATCTACTCTTGCTCGCACCTCACGGTGCTGAGCCGACGGCCGATGATCCCGAAGGCTCCGCCGCAGCCACCCCAGAAGGTTCTGGCGAAAAAAAGAAAAGGGGGGCGGCGGTGGAAGACTTGGCCTGGGCACCGGACACGGGTTGGACGGGCTTCACGGACACGCTCATGGACGAGCTGGCTGGCGCTTACCCGGCCTGCGACATCCGGCGGCAGATGCTTGCCATGGAGCAGTGGTTGAAGGCGAACAAGGCCAAGGCTCGCAAGAGCAACTGGCGCAAGTTCGTCACCAACTGGCTCGCCAAGGAGCAGGATCGCGGTGGTGATCTGCGCGGCAAGACACCCTTCCAAGCCTTCTCGGATAGCTTTGGCGCGAAAAAAGAAGCGCCGCCGCTCACGGTGGAGCTTCCGCCGGACGGCTACGAGCAGGCCATGACCGCTCTTTGGGGCGATGGCTGGGAGGGCACCGTGCCCGGCTGGCCGCAAATGGTCGCCAGTGACAAAGCACAGGTCCGCCGCTGGCTCGCTCAGCATGGGAAGGAGGCGGCGTGAATGAGCTGGCTCTTTTCGCGGGCGCTGGTGGTGGCATTCTCGGAGGGAAGCTCCTGGGATGGCGCTGCGTGTGCGCTGTGGAGTGGGATGCCTATGCCGCAAGCGTGCTTGTGGCACGGCAAAACGATGGATGCCTGGAGCCGTTTCCCATCTGGGATGACGTGCGCACCTTTGACGGAGGTGCATGGCGAGGCCGTGTTGACGTGGTTTCTGGCGGGTTTCCCTGCCAGGACATTTCCTGCGCTGGCAAAGGAGCGGGCATCGATGGGGAGCGAAGTGGGATGTGGGTGGAGATGGCCCGGATCATCGGTGAGGTGGGACCGCGATACGTGCTCGTGGAGAACTCGCCAATGCTCACTGTTCGGGGGCTTGGAACAGTTCTCGGGAACTTGGCCTCGCTGGGGTATGATGCGATCTGGGGAGTGCTGGGAGCTGATGATGCCGGAGCTCCACACCGACGGAAACGAATCTGGATCATGGGATGGCGAAGAGACGTGGCAGACGCCGACGGCGCAGGATGCGAATGGTCGCACGCACCACAATCAACGCGATGGCTCCAAGCGTGCGAGCCTGCTGGGGCAGGTGGCGATGTGGCCAACGGTGCGCAGCAGCGACGGAGAGAGAGGTGGACGCGGCGATTTGATCCAAGCGGTGCGGGGCAATCCAAACAGGCATTACAAACTCTGGCAGACGCCAGTGGCGGACGATGCGGTGGACCGCAAAACAGGGAAGTGGAACTCGCGAGGCGAGGCCAAGTTGTCTGCTCAAGTCAAGATGCTACCAACGCCAACGGTGCAGGATGCGAGCAACAACGGCGGTCCTGCTCAGATGGAGCGGAATGCACTGCCGCTAAATGCGGTGGCTGGTGGTGCGCTGAACCCGACGTGGGTCGAGTGGCTGATGGGGTGGCCGCTCGGGTGGACCGATTGCGGTGCCTCGGCAACGGACAAGTTCCGGCAGTGGTGCGGCTCGCATGGCAAACCTTTAACCAAATCAACGCATGAGTGATCAACCTGCCAAAGACCGCGCCGTGACCACCGAGGAGCGGCTGGCCAAAATCAACCGCGCCCTTCCCTTCTCCGATGAGGCAGAGAAAGGGCTGCTGTCCTGCCTCATGCAAGATCCCGAACGCATCGCCGAAGTGCGCGCCAAGCTGCCGGCCGAGGCGTTTTACCACGCGGGCAACCGCACCTTGTTCGAGGTCATGCTGGAGATGCTGGATAAAAACCTGCCGGTGGAACCGGTGTCTCTGACACACCGGCTGCGTGATCAGGAAAAGCTCGAGCGAGTGGGCGGCGCTGCGCACGTAAGCGAGCTTTACGATTTCACACCGATCGCCGCGCATTATCCGCATTACGTGCACATCATGCGTGAGAAATGGGCGCTGCGGCAGACCATTCACGCCTGCGCCGAAAGCATTGACGAGTGCTTGCATCACGGCACGGAAACGAATGACGAAGACATTACGGCCGTGGTCGGTCGCGCGGAGAGCCGCGTGTTTGAATGCGTGCAGGCGCTGCAAGCCTCCGGCGAGTATTCCACCGGCCCCGTGCATGCGCGGCGCGGCGTGATTGATTGGGTCGAGCGCACGGAGCAGACCATCGCGAATCGTGGCAAGATCATGGGCCTCGAAACCGGCATCTTGGAGCTCGATCAAACCGTGCACGGACTCGATGATGCACAGGGCGAAATTGTCGTCATCGCGGGCCGTCCCGGCCAGGGCAAGACCGCCATGGCGACCACGCTCATCCACAACCTCGCCGTCGAGCGCAACGTGCCCGGGCTCGTGTTCTCCGCCGAAATGAGCAGCGTGCAGCTCTACGACCGCATCATTCTCGGCGGTGCCAGCATCGACACCAGCAAAGCAATCACCGGCATGTTCTCCCGCGCCGACCAAGACGCCATGCAGGGGAAGGTGCGCCAGGTGCAAACCGCGCCGTTGCTCATCTCCGACGGCTCCGCCATCTCCACCGCCGACATCCGCAGCCAAGTGCAAGTAGCCAAACGTCAGCACGGCATCCGCTGGATCGTCGTCGATCACCTGCACCTCATCAAAGCCGTCAGCAAGCGCGGCCTCAAAGACGAGCGCGAGGCACTGGTCGAGGTCATGGAGACGCTGCAATTCGTCAAAAAGTTCTACAAGCTCACCGTGCTGCTTATGGTGCAGCTCAACCGCGAAACCGACCGCAACGCAGGCAAGCCGCCCGTGCTCGCCGATCTGAGCGGCAGCGCCGCGATTGAGTGGTATGCCGATCACGTTTGGATGCTGCATCGCGACCCGTATTTCTTCGGCTGGCACACGCTCAGCGAGGAGAAGAAAAAAGGCTGGGCCGATGCCGTCGAGCCGCGTCGCGAGCGCAACCCGCAATGCTGGAGCAGCGGTGGCAAATACGGCGAGGAAGACGGCGGCTGGCCCCGCGAGGACTACGAGCAGGACGCCAAAATCTACGTCCGCAAGAATCGCCGCGGCCCGACACCCGAGCTCCATATGCGCTTCGAGGACTGGCGCACCTGGTTCAGCAGCCGCATGCCCAAACTCAACAGCACCGACTGGCGCGACTGGCAGTTTGGCAGCTACGCCGTGCCCAAGAAAGAGCCCCGCAGCAAACCCTCCGGCAAATCTAAACGCACCGACGACGGCTGGGACGCCGATTTCAAAGATTGATTCACCCACAACCCACACACCACACCGACACCCACCATGCCCAACAAACTCAACGCCTACATTGACCCCGCCAAGCTGCAAGGAGCGCATCTGATGCAGATCAAAGACCGCGCTGGCACGCCGCAGGAATGCCTTGTCATCGTGCTCAAGGACTCGCGCATCCGTCGCTCCGAGAAATCGGGCAAGCTCGGCCTTTCCATTGACATCGTGCCCAACAAGGACGGCAAAGACGAGTATGGAAACACGCACTGGATCAAAGAAAGCACCACCAAAGCCGAGCGCGAAAGCCCGCAGCCTCCCAATCTGCACTTCCTCGGCAATGCCCGTGAGTTTGAACTTGGTGGCCAGCGCACCGCCCGCCCCGCCGCAGGCTCGCCCGTGACCGGCGGCAGCGAGGCACCCATGGCCGACGGCATGGAGGACGATGACATCCCGTTTTGAACTGTGAAGGGAAATGCACGCCAACCGTCGAAAATCAGGCGACGGCGAGCGCCAAGCCTGATTTGCACGACAGATGATCTTCGAGCCGCGGCCTGCATTTTCTTTGTTCAGCATCAAAGTCCAAACATCAACCTTATCACATTATGACCCCCGAAAACTTTTGTTATTGGCTGCAAGGCTTGTTTGAGGTGCAAA